TCCCACTCTTTTAAATATTGCAAACTTTGATACTAGCCTGCAATTAAAAGGCGCTAGTGATTCTCAAAACACAACCATCACCTTAGATGATGTCGATGGCCATCTACGAGAACTTTTAAACACCCACGATATTCAAAAAGCCCCCTGTTGGATTTATCAAACATTCAAGGGGCTATCATATAATGAAAAATTTCTTCTTTTTCGGGGAGAGATTGTAAGCCCCGTTATTTGGAGCGAGGGTGACCGGAGTTTACAATTTGATATATTGACTAAAACCACCGATATAGAAGTAGCTTTTTCAATGGAAGAAAGCGACTTTCCTAATGTACCAGAAGACGCTCTCGGTAAAGTATGGCCGTTAATTTTTGGCACAGTTTGTAATATGCAAGCAGTGTCGGTTCGCTCGCCACGAAAAGGTTATTTAATGCGGGGCGAGGGTATACATGATTTTACCCTCGAGCCACGAATTTGTCAAGCACATTTTCTACAGTGTAAGAGTGTAGTAATTGATTCGCGTGAAATACCTAATCCCAATTATGAACAGCCAGCGGAGTGTCATTCTGGCTGGTTTTGCAGCGGCGATATTTATCGGGGTTATACATGTGACAATGTGCAGTGTGAGGCTACGAGTTCACAGGACACACAGACTGAGCCAGAGACAATCACACAAAAAACATGGGGGCCTGACTCAAGTTGTATTGAAAATAGATTCAACACTATTTGTGAACTAGAAGATATGCTTGAGCAACAAAAAGCTTATGAGCATAGTACAATTACAATTAAGGGCGGGGACAAATTTCCACAAGGACAGGTAGTTACTGTTGACATTGATGGTGCAAAATTTACCGGAATTTTTTCTGGCGAAATTTTTGCAGTGATTGACCGTAAACATCCTAGTTATGATACGACGGAACACGTTCTTTGTCATTCAGTAAGTACTGTCTACAGCGGGCATTATGAAATGGTTCACTGGAATTCACGTTGGACTATAACTACCGATAAACAAACATGGTATGTTCCCCAGACACATCACACGGCTGAAACTTGTACCGAAGAACCTACTTGGGTTTCGGTGGCAATGGATGGCCCTGAGGGGTCACAGAAGGCCCTAGATGACATGCCCACTGGAAATTTCTGTTGGCTCCCGGCTGGGACAGAAGTGTTCTTGGAAGAAGAAACTGAAGTACTATATATTGTCAGTTTAATTCCTGGCACAGTTAATAGTGTGGCTGCCTATAAAACACAAAAGACAACTGGGCGTGAATTATTGATGACGGTCCCTACCACTTATTACACCATATATGAAACTGATTATATTGGCTACACCGTAACTGAAATTGGTTTTACAAAACCACTCAGCAAAATTGATGACTCTTGGAGCGATGACATTTATGTGTCGTTTACTTCTGATGTTGGTCCTAATCCCGTTGATATTATTGATTGGTTGCTTACAAAATATACGAACTTAACTTTCGATGCAATTTCAAAAGCCGCCGTTAAAACTCGGTTGACAAACTACCCGAATAATTTCTGTGTTAAAGACAAGTTAAACGTATTTCAATTGATGCACGATATTGCATATCAGTCACGATGTGCTCTTTATATTCGTGATGATGTATTGTATATTATTTACCTTGCCGAAGAACCCATATCCTTACGAACAATAACTGAGTCCGATATTGTCGCCAATACGTTCAATATTACATTGAGTGATTCAAGTGATTTAGTTACTAAGTATGTGGCCACTTGGAAAGCATCGGAAGCAGGGGTTGTCTCAACAGATAATGTTGCTAATAAGTTAATTCTAAAATACAATGTTACTAGGTATGGCATCAATGAAGAAACAACTGATTATTATACCCAGAATACTTTTAGTACAATCTTGAAATCCGCCACGTTCTGGTTAATCCGGTTGGCGAATACTTGGAAGAAGGTTGAATTTGATACCCCCTTGACAATGCTTGATTTGGATTTATTTGATTGTGTCACCTTGAATGTGGCACAGTTATCAGCAACACCAATCAAGACTATTATCACCGGAATCCAATATAACAATGCAGAAAATACCATTCATTTTGAATGCCTGACACCTATACGATCCGGTGAAACCAATCCGTATAAATTTTTCTGGCCCGCTGATATTGATCCTGCAAGCCTTTTTCCGCCCACGGCCGAGGAAGCGGACGCGGGAGCAGGATACCCGTTCATAGTAACCCCGCCTGTTGGACATATCCTTCGTGGTGGTGATGTAGTATTAGATGATGAAATTCATATTATTCTATCCGCTGGCGATCAGTATCCATCGGATTTAAATGACATATTACCAACCGTTACTTGTAAAATTTCAGATGTTATGGACATAGTTGAACCTGAACCTGAATTGATAGCATTAGAGTTAGCTGAAAAAGCATACCAAGCAACTCGAAGTAATTATCAGGCTCCACCGTACGGTGCTGCCGGCGCGCCGGGTGGATCAACTCCTAAATGCGTAGAATGCGGCCTTGACTGCAACTCGCATAATAACGTGTGTACTTGGCAAATCAATGTCACAACTATTATACCCTATCTTAGCCGCGGGTGTGGGGATATGTTCTGCGACACTGGATCAGGAGAGCCGTGTACAGGTATTGTTAAATCATGCTGTTATTCATTCGGTGGGTATCAAGACGCTTTGAACTTTAGAGCGGAGCAGTTAGCAAGTATGGCTGCGGGCGTGATAACATGTGCGACCGGTGAAGTACTTAATACCAGCACCACTCGTAGCGTGTCGCAGCCACAGGTTCATTATGGCAAAGATATGAATCAAACTA